GTTGTGAAACGATTGCGAAGAGTTAATGTATTCATATTATGTTTATCGCTGGCTTCAATACCAATACCTTCACTACCTTTCATGTGAAGTGTATCTGCTAATTTAGGTGTCAACGTTTTACTGTTGACTTTGATTTGAGCGAAGTTATTTTGTTTTACATCAAAGGTGAGATTATCATTCTCATTTCGTGTAACTTTGAAACCAGAATGTTCATCAAAGTTTAGTCGATGAAATCCTGTTTCATCAAAATTTTCTGAAGAAACACCAAATCCTACAAAACCTATTCTACCTAAATCACGTGGCACAAGATTACCCGTCACATCATCATAAATCTTTTGAATCAGATCCAGTTGTTCTTGATTATTATTTGCTTTACTTGCGTTTGAAATCTTTTTGAGTTCTGAAGCATCAATTCTTTTATTCGTTGGAACATCATCATTGATAAAATCGGCTTCAATTTCAAAATCCTGTTCAGCAATTGTTTCAACTAATTCAAGGTTTTTTGTAACCTCATCTAAAGTTGAATTATTATATACGAGTGCTGCTTTTACTTTTTCTAAAGACATAGACTTAGGATGTATAAGTTGGAATTACATTCACCTGTCCTTGCATCAGAATTGAACGCACACCTGAAGTGTGTAACATCATTACATCATAATTATAATGACCAGGTGGAATGGTTTTAGTAATCTGTGAATCCATAAACAAAACAAAGTCAGTCTCATTTTTCAGAATTTCAAACTGCCAAAACTTTTTTGATTCATGATTCTTACGCATTTGAGCAAACAATGCATAACCAACCAAATCTTCAGGTGCGTTATCAATTTCAGCACACTGAACACCACGAACAAAATCTGTTCCTGGAAAAACATCAATGATTGATAAATTTGTTTGTGGTGTTCCCATAACTCTTAGTTTGATTGTTGTGTGTTGTCCTCCGACAACTCTTTCTTCATTTCATTGATCATCGCAACAGCACCAACATTCATCAGTTTTTGCTGAGTCAATTGATCGATTCTTTTTTCAATCTCTTCTTGCATAGTTTTGATTTCTTCAAATTTTTGTTCAAGCCATTCAACACTTACAGACATAAAATCTCCTCATAAAAATATTTTAATTGTAAACCTCGATACATCATGTCGGTCAACTACATTGACATCCGAAATATTTGTTTTACCAGTTTTGACCACACAATTATTTGTTTCTCGGTCAAAAACGGCACCATAGTTAAGTTCTTCTCCAAAGTTATCAAACTTTTGAATATCTAAACTTACAGTATAAGCATTATTTGGAAATGGTGAAACGAAATATAATTTATATTCACCCACATCAATCTTTTCTACTCTCTGTATGTTTACTTTATTTATTATAGTTCCAGAAGAAGGAGCAAAATCTAATTCAGAATAATAGCGATAATCATGTGTATATGGAGGTCTTACTTTTGAGTAAACATCAATTTTTTGGTCTTTCAAATCATTTAGATTTGACCTGCGATAATCAACAACAGCACGAAAGATTTCTTTTGGATCGGCTGTGAAATAATTGATTGAATTTGATGATGCATCATTGTAGAATAACCTACCATCTTTTAGATTGATTGCTAATTCACCATCTAGTAAAGAAGTTGGTTGTCTTCCATCTACATCTGAATTTTTGATTTTGACTACATTCGCCATAGTTTCTCAACTTTCTTATCCATTTCTTTCATTCCAGCAATCAACAAAGCAATTAGTCTTGTGTAGTGAACACCAGTGAGTTCACCTTTTTTGCTTTCTGCAAGTTCAGGATAAACTTGAACAACTTCTTCCGCAATTAAACCAGGAATATTTTTTTCTGTTTTTGATTTAATTGAATCATAAATGACCGGATGAAATTGACGAATCAGTCCCATAGCATTTTGAACTTCTTGAATATTTTCTTTAGAGGCTAAAGTTGATTCTTGAACTACACTCTGAACAGTGATATTTCCTGAAGCATCTCTGCGAACAAGCGTATCTGCTACATTCTGGTCCGTTGCAGCATTCAAATCATTCAGTGCTTGATTGAAAGAATCTCGCCAAGTGCTAAAATCATCAGTTAATTCAATTGGATCGATAGGCATAGTATTGTCTCGGAAAAAAAATTAAAAAAAGACTTGACTTTTTTAGGAGATTACTTTATTATAGAAGACAAGAACATTCGAACCATTTGCTATTGGTGCGTGAAACTGTAGAAGTGAATACGAATCCATTGATATGATTTGATATTCTCGCACTTCATAATGTCCCGTGACGGGATTGTGAGCAGATGGTTTCTGAATTGCTCCTTCCAAAAATACTAAAGCATTATAAATATTTGTAGGGTGTGCCAGTTTGATGAGAGTTTCACCGTCTGGGCTTGGATCACCAGCAACAATGGTTTCAATTGTATCAAACATTGAAGGCCTTGTTGTTTCAAGATATGCCTTTGAGACAGCATCGTCAGGATCAACAGCAGTGCCTACATTTTTGATACGAAAATTACTGAGGTTTAGATCTCTGTCCATGGTCGTTTCTGACATAATCCTTATACCCTATTGATGTGTTTGAAATTAGTTTTACTAAGTTATTTATGCTTTTAATATTTATCAAAGAATGATTTATGATACTTCCAGAAAAACCAGATTATACTTTTGCTCAACTCAAAACAAAAAACATTGATGGTAAAAGACATTACGTTACCACGGAAGGTGATTCCTTTATATCAATCACAACGCTCCTCGGACACTTTAGCGCAAAAGGAATTGCCGCTTGGCGAAAGAAAGTTGGAGAAGAAGAAGCTAATCGAATCACTGCTGAATCCTCATCTAACGGCACAGCAATGCACAACTCTCTTGAGGTATACCTCGAAGGGGGTGATTACAAAAAAACAATCAAATCTCAAAACGAGCAAAATCAATTTGATTGTATAAAAGATCATTTAGATCAGTATCTTCAAGCCACCTGGTGGCAGGAAGAACCTCTTTATTCAAATCGCCTCGGAGTCGCAGGCCGAGTTGATATGATTGGTGTCTACGAAAATGCGCCAACAATCGTAGACTTTAAAACTTCTCGCAAGTTTAAGAAAAAAGAGTATATCACTAACTATTTTGAACAAGCAACTTTCTATGCCATGGCATTCTATGAGATGACAGGTTACCCAATCAAAGATATATGTATTCTCATTTCTGTAAATAAAGGTGAAGAACTTCAAGTTTACAGAGAAAAGGTGAGCAACTATATGGGTTCACTTCACTCAAAAATCAAAGAATATAAGGCATTACAAAAATGAAATCCTTTTCAACTGTAGCTACACAACTAAAAAAGATGACTAAGATCGATCTTCTTCTCAAAAAACAAGCAGAGAAATTGATTGAAATGAATCCTTTCTTTCGTGAGCATCAAGATGAAAATGTTTTTATTCACTGGAAAAATGGTCAGCCATTTCTTCTTCCACACAAGATGACGGGCAAAGAAGCCAAGCAGCAAGGCTTTGAGACTATGGTCAACACGGTCCGTCTTTCCTCTATTCTTCAGGGAAAAGCTCATATTAGCACTTGACTTTTTCCTAACAATCTGCTAATATAAATATTGAAACATCATGAGTCTGTGAGTCACGCCACTCAGCGAGGTGACGAGATCTTTCACATTGATATCAGAAGAATCCAGCGCACTCGATGAGTGATTTTCTTAATTTATTTTTCTGAGGATTTTTTTATGTTTTCAAATTTACCATCAATAGAAGATACTCCGGAGGAGATAGAGAAATTCAAATACAACTATCGCAAAGCGTGGGATTTTGATTTTCAGGACAGGAGTCCAACAGAAAAGGTCATGAGAGGCCTTTTTCAATCAACTTTTGATGCTAATGATAAATGTTGGCGAGAAATCGCACTACTTCAGAAAATAGCTTGACATTTTTAATTGACTGTGATATAATGTGTTTTTGGAGTCAATTGTTTAGGAGGTTTTATGGCACGAACTTATCGCAACCCTGCTTCGAAAAATTCTATATTTCGCAAACCACGGCATAAAGGAGCTTTAGTCGCCGCATCCGATGAATACGGAATTCGCAAAAAAGCAATTCCACCTACAGATTATGATGATATTCCTGTATCAGGAATACATGAAGACTTTCACCTTTATAAATTGGATCGCAAAACTGATAAACTTTTTCGTGACCTTCGCAAGGAACGAGAGCGAATTTATAACGAAAGCATAGAACAACCTCAAATTGCCTGACAATTAAATCTTTCTTTAGGTGGGGGCTTTACGCCCTCATTCACATTTAGGAGAAAATGTGAGAGAACTTTTAGATATAAGAACACCTCAACAACCAGCACACGACCTACGACAAAGAGTTCATGAATTAAATCAAAACAAAAGAGGTGATTTTTATTCACTCTTGCCAGTCTATTGTGAAAGAAATCCTGTAGTATATTATTACTTAGTCAAGGAATATGAAACTAAATCTTATCGTTACTGAAATTGACCGAAAACTTGCCACACACTTTGTTGAAAAAACACATTACTCGCCCATTATGCCAAGACTGACAAGACATTTTCTTGGGTTCTATCAAGAGAATGAATTGAAAGGTGTATTGACACTTGGTTGGGGAACAAGACCACGACACACAATTCAGAAATTATTTCCTTCTTTGAACACCGATGATTATTTCGAAATTGGAAAGATGTGCATGGGTGATGAAATGCCAAGAAATTCTGAATCACAAATGATTGCTCAGACTGTCAAGTGGTTGAAACAATATCATCCATCAAGAATCTTTCTCTACACAATGGCTGATGGTATCATGGGCAAATGTGGCTATGTGTATCAAGCATCAAACTTTTATTATGGTGGTCAATATCTGACAATGGTTTATTTGATGCCGAATGGTGAGAAACTTCACCCTCGTTCCACAAAGAAACTTCTAATCGAAAATCAGGAATTCTCAGGTCAGAAGAAACTTCACTGGATGACCAGAGACTTCATGAATCACAAGGGTATTCGCCTGATTGAAGGTCAGATGTTTCGCTACATCTATCCTCTGAACAAGTCTGCGAAGAGAATGATGGAGAAAGAATCCACCACAGAGTGGACAAAGAACTATCCAAAAGACCATGACTTGATTTGGTATGACAAAACTACATTACCTAAACAGGTGATTCCAAAACCAGATTTCACATATGAGAATATGGAATTCAATCCTCAAGCACAGAAATCTTCTGAAATCAATTTGTTAGAGTTTTTCAGTTGAAATAATACTCTCTGCTTTTTTCTGGTCAAAATTCTCAAAGTTTTGATCAATGTATTTTAGAAACTCAATATATTGACTACGAACTTTTGATTTTTTTGGTTCCGTGGCAAAATCAATCCAGCCAGGGTCCTCCACACTTTCACATAGATAAAAATTATTTGATATATTCTTTCTTTCATTCTCAGTGAGTGGATGATATTCATGTTGATTATTTACAGTAAGTAAAAGTATTTTTGATCTTTTAGGCAGAAGTTCCGTAAAGAACTTATGTGAAAATATATCATCACTATAGTTTTCTTTTATGTTTTCGGATGTTACTCCTACTTCTCGCATACCGTCATGTTCTCGAGCAATTTGTCGTATGAATAAAAAATTTGTTTCTGTATCCTTTTTATATTCTTTAAATCTTTCAATTCTTCTTTGATAATCACTCAGTGTTTTTTCAACACCTCCTATCAAATGAGGCATTTTTATATTATATTTTTTTGAATATAATATTACATTCTTTTTTTGCCATTCGCAATCGTCAAATAAATCTTGAGAACCTGTTATGAATAAATCAAGAGCCTTTTTAAAAGTCCAACTATTCATATGATCCAAAGGATCTGATTGACCACCATAACCACATGATTTCGCCATCACCTTCCACCAACAATTACAACCTAATGATATTACTCGCATTTTTTTTCTCGAAAAAAGTTCTTGACATTCCTGACCAATCTGATATGATCTTATCTATCAATGAAACAGGGGAGATTCCCGAGCGGTCAAAGGGGGCAGACTGTAAATCTGTTGGCTCAGCCTTCGAAGGTTCGAATCCTTCTCTCCCCACCAACCAACTCAAATTTTTTTTAAAAAACTCGAAAAAAGTTCTTGACATTTCTGACCAAGCTGATATGATCTTAACATGATGAGCGACTGAGTTAGTCACTCAATTTCAAAACAAGCCAAAACGAAAGGCATTTCTATGGCAAAGCGAATCACACTCGAAGCCTTCTCCGCAGGTATCGTTTCTCACTACGGCCGAAACACAATGACACGCAAAGAAGTCATCGCCTACGCAAACTACGCAGGTGTCGGTCGCCCAGCTGGCTGGGATTCAGATTCTCCCGGTCGCAATCAGTTCCGCTACAACGCAACATCTGTTGCTCGTTCTTCTCGTATCAAGATTGACTACAATTCTCTGTCAGATACCGAGACAACAGAGATCTTCGAAGATCTTGAGATGCTGACAGAAGTTGTCGCAAAGCGCAATGTGAATTCTCTCATCGTGAACGGCTCCGCCGGTGTTGGCAAAACACACACCGTTCTCGAAACATTAGCCAAAAAAGGATTAGTCAAAGATCGTGACTATGTTGTTCTGAAGTCCAAGACTTCTCCACTCGGTCTCTACATGACCTTGTTTCTAAACCATGACAAAGTGATTGTGCTTGATGACATGGATGATGCGCTCAAGAATGATGATTGTGCTTCAATTCTGAAAGCCGCTCTCGACAGCTACGAAGTCCGTGAAATTAGCTGGTCCTCCAAGAAGATGGTGAACACTGTCGGTGTTGACAAGAAGACTCGCACCGCAATTGAGAACGAAGCTCGAACTGCTCTGCTCAACGGCGAGACAGATGTTGCTCTACCAAATCGTTTCATCTTCAAGGGTCAAGTGATTTTCATCAGCAACATGCCATCCGAGAAGTTTGATTCAGCCGTCAAGTCTCGTTCAGTTTGCATTGACTTGACACTGAGTGACAAGCAAGTTTTCGGTCGCATGAAGTCAGTAGTTACCAAGCTGAAGAATTCTGATATCGCAAAGCGAGCCTTGACCGGCATCATCGATAAATACAACAAGGGTCAAGTCAATGCTCCGAACATTCGCACCGTTCTCAACTACGCAAATGTTCTCTCCAGTGGCGTCAAGAATGCTGACCGCTTGAGCAAGTATTGCTAATTCTTTTGCCGTGCCAAGCACGGCACTTTCAATATTCATTTGAGTGAGATTATGTTTTATTATACAGTGAAAATTCGCACCACAGATAATCAAATCCTTGTAGTTAATGGTTATCAACAGAATGGTAAACTCACCAAAAAAGCCGCAGAGCAAATAGCCCGTGAAGAGTTGAGTGATCCTAAGCATTGTTCTGCCGCAGTATACAATTCAAATGGCAAAAAAATCTATTCACGATAAGAGGAATCATGGGACTTGATATGTTTGTTCGAGAAATTCGCAAATGGGAAAAACAAGAACTTTCACTATTTGCACAAGCAATTCTAAACACAATACCAAAATCCTTTAATGTAAATAATCCTGATCCGGATGTTGAAGAGGATTTCAACATTGATTCATTTTTAGCTAAACATCCTACAATACCAGTTCCTTACAAACTTGGTGAAGAACTTTGTTATTGGCGTAAACATCCAGATGTACATGGTTGGATGAAAAACTTATTCTTTGACAAAGGTGGTATCACAACTTCAGACTTCAATCATGATACAATCTTTCTCACCCGTGAGGATGTTACAAATCTTGAAAAAGCCATTCAGCAAAAAGAATTACCTTCAACATCAGGTTTCTTTTTTGGCTCATCTTATGGTGATGACAAAGAATGGGAAGAATATCGTAATGAACAAGACCGAATATGTATTGAAAAAATGTTCAAGGCTCTTGATAATGGCTCAGTAATCTATTACACTTCATCATGGTAAAAGTATGTCAAAGCGAACAATCAAAGCAGGTAAACTTACACCAAGACAAAAGCTTGAGATTGAACATCGTCAGTATAATAAAGAGATGAGAAGTATTCATTGTCATCATCTTCAAAAGACATTTGAGCAATACATCGCCTATAAATATAATCATGGACAAGTGACGCCTCGGGTTCTACCAAGAGAACCAGAACTCTATCGTAAACCTGAGCAAATCATACCATCACGGCATTCAACTTCTTTTTGTCCAACGGCTCCTGTTTCACGCACATATACTGGTGATGTTGTTCAAGGTGTTGCGACAATGCATAAAAGTAATGCTGTTCCAATTATTAATGAACAACAGGCAAAAGACTGTGCTACAATGAGAAGATAATTATGCTAACAACATTAAACATGATACCGGATTCAAATGATTCGGATATCAAATATATTTTCCCAACAACAATTATACAAACACAAATTACGGGAGATGATTTTCAATCAATCACGAAAGAAATCAATGATTCGTTAGAACACCAAAAGAGTTATATTCCTAGTAACTTCATAGGCAATTCTCCATATTTTTCAAATGGTGAAGAAACAAAAATGGATATTGAGTCTGGAAGAGGAGTCAACCGTTCGCCAATTACTGCTAATTATATTTCTGATTATTCAATTGACACTTTAGGAAGATGTGTAAGTGAGCAGTTAAAGAAATATCTTCAAATAACTTATACAACTTTGCCTGATTATCTGTTATCAAGACTTGTTTTGAATTCATGGTTGGCAGATTATCGTGATGAAAAAACACATCTGCTTGCTCATCAACATGAAAATTCATTTATAAATGCTGTATATTATCATCAAGTAAATGAAAATCCAGGAGGTGAATTAGTTTTATATTCTCCAAGCTCTTATATGAGCTACATAAATCCATCTCATCAAAAAATCTTTATAAAACCAACTCAAGGAATGCTTTTAGTATTTCCCTCATGGATGCAACATGCTGTAAATTCATTTGCGTCAGATTCAAATGAAAGAAGAATTGCCATTTCAATTACATGCAGATTTGAATATCAACATGAGTAAACTTTCGGAGAAAGACTACGAAACACTTCGGCATTCTGCTGAAGTGTATATGGTCAATACAATTTATGATGATTTTCATTTTCCTTTTCTTGTTTCATTTGGCAAAAAACATATCTTTCAGGAATTCTCTCATGGAGATATTCATTTAGGTGTTCTTTATCTGGAATGGCACAAGTTAGAAAATGAAAAAAGAGGATATTATAAACGTACTTGGTTCAATTCATTTGAAGAAGCTGCTGAAAAAGCAATTGAAATTCAATCGAATAAAATTGTGAATGAAGAAAAGTTATATCGTTATCACCAATCATATTTTCAAGACATTTATAATCCACCTGAAAGGTTATATTCATGAAGCCTCTTGACCGAATTATATTATCACTTGATACAACTGATACGGATTATGCTAATCGAATGATTGAAAAATATTCAGAAATAATCTATGGATTTAAGTTGAATCATTTATTGTTCAATCAACATTCACTTCTTCGTTATTCTTATACAGATGTTCCTACATTAGTTGATTATAAATTGTTTGATATACCAAACACCATGACACATATTCTGATGGATCTGATTGACCGTGGTGTTGATATGGTGACAGTTCATATGTCAAACAGTCGACATGCTCTCGATTGTCTCGCAGATTATGCAGACCAAATCAAAATCTGTGGTGTAACATTGTTGACTAGTTGGACTGATGCTGATTCTCAAGCACGATATGGTAAAACTCCAGCTGAACTATATGCTGAAAGTATTGCTGAGATGGAAAAATATGGTTTCTGGGGAATGATTTGTGCGCCAACTGACCTTGAATATGCAAAGATGGCAAATACAACTCTCAAAAAAATATGTCCTGGTATTCGCCCCAATACCTCAATCGCAACCTTGATTAGTACAGATGACCAAGTTCGTATTATGACACCTGACCAGGCAATTGAAGCCGGAGCAGACTACTTGGTGATGGGCCGATCCTTCTATGAATATGTCAATGATTGAAAATTATCTTAATCGCAAGAACTCCTTACGAGAATTACCTGATTCTGAATTTGATGAAAAAGTTGAAAGCTTGGCTGAAGAACTGTCTCAAATGAATTATCGTTATTCATATCGTAACATTGAACTTCATAATGATTGGAGAGATTTATGTAGGTATGATACAACTTTTCTTCAGAATTCAGCATCAACAACAAGAACTGGATTGAAACTTTGTGAACATTATTTTCCAAATTTCTTTGAGATTCAAAATTCAAAAGGTCAAAGTTTCGCAAATTGCTGGACCAAAGAAAACTTGGTCAAAGTCCTGAAATGGAATCGCAAGTCACACCAGACACCATATCTCTCGGAGCTTCGTAGAGGTGTTTATTTCTGCTGTGGTTTGACGAAAAACACCATGTTCAGACCTCACATCGCAAAAACGGTTTGTGCAAATTTTTCGAAAAAAACGGTTTTAGATCCTTGTTGCGGTTGGGGTGGCCGAATGATTGGTGCCCTTGCTGCAGGCAAACACTATATCGGATTTGAACCAAATGGTGATACTTATCGAGGTTTGTTACAACTCGCTGATTTTTTGAATGCTCGTAATCGTGTTGAAATTTACAATGACGGTGCTGAGAACATGACTAAATATAATTTTGAGAGTGTTGATTTGATTCTCACATCTCCTCCTTATTTCAACTTAGAGATTTATTCAGAATCAAAACTTCAATCTGAGAATATGTTTTCAAATTATGATGAATGGCGAGATGAATGGCTAAAGCCTGTGATTCGTCAGTCTCTCGATAAATTGAATAATGATGGTTATTCGGCATGGAATGTTCACAATGTAGGTAAAATGAAAATGATTTTCGATGTTGAGAAAATTCACAAAGAATATGGATATGATGTGACCTCTGAAATCTCCTTATCCTCTTCGAAACGCCAAGCAAACAACCATCGTCAGAAAAACAACGACCTGACAAGAATATTCTATTCAACAGAGCGAAAGCAAAAAAATGCTTTTCTCGAAATTTTTTCTTGACAAAGAGAAAATTATCTGATATGATCTAATCTGAGGTAAAAATTGAACGACCTAAAATTCACTACAGCAGGAGAGTACATGCAAGGTGAAATCTTCTTGACATCTGATACACACTATCACCATTCAAACATTTTGAAGTTCACTGATTCACAAGGAGTTCCTGTCCGTGGTGGTTTTGAAACTGTAGAAGAAATGAATGAAGCAATGTTTGACGGATGGAATGAGACTATTCGTGAAAATGATACTGTTTACCATCTAGGTGATTTGGCGATGGGTCCATATAAGAGCAGTGATTTTGCTGAAAGATTTCGTTCTTTACCTGGTAAGAAATACTTGATTGTAGGTAATCATGATGATATCAAATGGTGTGTGAAAAGTAAAATATTTAAAGAAGTGATGATGTGGAGAAAATTTAAAGATAAAAAAATATTGCTTTCTCATGTACCACTCGATGTGAGTAGTTTAAAAACATATGATGATGGAAGTAAAATGTTAAACTATCATGGACATATTCATCAAATGAAAAGCCCGACACCTCAACATCGTTGTGTTTGTGTTGAATGGACTAACTATAAACCAATACATATTGATGAAGTTGAACAACTTAACAACTTCATAAGATACGATTTCAATTATTATACCGAAAGTAAAGTATGAAAATATCATCAATTACAATTGTTGGAAATGGTCTTGATTTGTGGATGACATCCGCTCTTCTGCTGAAAAGATGTCCTCAATTTAAAATTAACATCATTGATTTAAAAAAAGAATCTACAGATAAAAATATTACCGTAAGTGAAATATTTTCACTCTACTCATATCTAGTAGGACTCGATGACCTAAAGTGGAAAGAAAATACAAATGCTGTATACAGAGCAGGTACTGAGTATTATAATTTTGCTCAAGAAGGTCATTATTTTTGTATGCCCAATAGTCACTATGAAATTCCAAAACCAAACAAAGATGAAAACTGGGATTTGTCACAGTTATTTGATTTAAAAAATTATTATTCAAATAAAATAACACATAAAGACCTTCTTAATTTTATAACATATACACCATGGTTGATTGCTCAAAATCGTTTAACTGAATCTTTTGAAACAACCAAAGACACACGAAGACCTTTTTCATTTAATGACGAGATTTCATTTTCTTTTGAGAAAAATCTTTTTGCGGATCTTCTAAAAGAAATTGCTATATCTACAGTAAATGTCTATGAGAATTCGAATCCAAATATTACTCGTAATGAAGATGGTTCAATTAAGTCAATTGATGTTGACAGTGTAACATTATACAGTGATTTGTATATTGACCTTTCAAGTAATTCAATTTTAGTTCAAAAAGAAGAATCAAATCCTTTTTTAAAGATTGAAAAGTTTCATGAAGATTCAAAAGATGTTTTTGTCCTGCCATATCAAAGCACTTTAGAACAAGTTAAAAACGTCAAGCTGGCCGATTCAGTAGTTGGAACTGATTTTGGTTTTGCGAAAAAAATCCCGACTTGGGAAAGATGTTCATTTGAATATTTTTATAATTCAAATGAAACAAACCAGAATGAAATTGAAAAGATTATACAAGGATTTTTTGAACAAGAAGTTGAACATTCACATCAAGAAGTTGTAAATGGTACTTATGCCTTAGCTTGGTCTAATAATGTATTGTCTCTTGGTCATGCTTATATAAAACTTGAAAATAAGATTGTTGATTCAACCTCTTATCTGATTGATTCATTAGTTTATCTTCTCAATATAATTGACAAAAATATTACGCATTATGACATTTCATTATTCAATACACATTGTCGAAGAAACTTTTTGAAAAGTATTGATAATGACTTAATTTTCAATTCGTTCTGCACAAGAAAAGGCAAGTTCTGGGAACATTATAATTCATTTGAGTATTTTACTGAATCTGTTGAATACAATATATATAATTTATTAACAACATCAAACTCAAATATATTACCTAAAGATTTATTTTTATTACTTGGGTTTGATGTTTCTCTATACAATAGCAAATTTCAAACGAATATAATTGCTGAGAAAAACAAAGATTTTGTGAAGTTTTTAGATTACTTAAAATTTGGATATGATCGATTTATGGAACAAATGTTTGAAGAAGTCAAAACTTTTGAAAATGTACATGATTATACAGTAGCAAATATTTACACCTAAAAGAGAAGTATAATGTTTGATATAGTATTTGGTGGTCTTTTATTTTTAGCAGCAGGGACAGGAGCAGTACTGATTGCTTTATTCTTTGTCCTGTGGCCTTTGGCTCAAAAAAGAAAACATGAGTATTGGTGCCATCGTGATAATTTAGATCCTGGTGATGACCATGGAAATCAAGAACCGCATGTATAAAAAGCCTTGACATTTGAAAAAGAATGTGATAAGATCATTAAATAGAATAAAAAAATAAACAACTCTCTAGGAGATTATTATGCAAATCAATCTACGCAAAGCCTCTGCTCTTCAGTCCGACATTCAATCAATGATCCGCTCCATTTCAGTGGATACACGTGCTTCTTTCGAAGAACGTGAAACTGTTGCTGAAGAAATGACAGAGGCCATTAACGAGTGGAGGACAAACCTGGACCGAAAAACCGACCTGATTAATGTTCTTTTTGGTATTCGTGAAAAGGTTGGTGTTGCAAATGCTGAATGTGGCCTCAACACAAAGCTCACTGAGCATCGCCGAGTTTCCGAGCAAAAGGAGTTGATTGAAGATACTATTGATGGCCGAAGAGGCCGAATGCTCACCACTGAGCAAGTGATTGATAAACTAACCAAAATGGAAGAACGAGTTGAGAACGCCAAGGAAGCCCTCTTTGGCAGAAGCCGTGATATCGAAGTGTACACAGAACTCCTTGATAAGGAGGAGTTGGATAGCTTTCGTAAAGAAATTCGTTCTCTCAAAAAACTTCAACGTTCAATCAATGAGGAGGTGCTTGAGCTAAATATACGCACTCACATTGTTTTATCGGAAGCGGAAGTTCAAGTTCTTAGAAACGAGGACCTGATCTGACGCCCAGTGGATTGTAGGTAAGAAACGGTCAATATCAGCAATATGCTGAAACACAACTACTGAAACCTCCAAACTGGTTGTCAATGTTTTCGGGATAAGGTCTTGGCGGACCTTCTTTGTTTATTTGCTCCCGAAGTTAGACCATTGTTTAAATGTTAGCATTGTTCATTGCTGCCTTCGGGTTATGTTGTTTTGTTTCGTTGACACGCCTCATTTACAATCCACACCCAAAGACATTCGAATAGGGAATCCTAGCAGATGCTCCCAGTATAGCTTACGAACGGCCAAGAGCATGGTACAAGTAGAAGTCTGGCTGCGAAGATTCCCTATTTGAGTGTCTTTTTTATTTTAAGCATGTGAAAAATTTGTATAAATAGTAAGAGAATATTTCAACATTTATCTTACAGAAAAATGACAAATATAATTCACGACCGAAGAGATCCTCATGAACGTCGAGTAACACATGACCGGCGAGAAGAAGAGGAAGATAATTTTTATACAGACCAAAGAAGAGAAGAACGAAGAAGTGACAAAGACCGTCGACAGTTGACAAGAAGGACTCAACATGACCGTCGAGTTCAAACTGTGACAGTTACAAATGACCGTCGAAAGTCTTCACGAAGATTTACAGATGCTGCTCAATTTCAAGAAGCATTGTCAGTAAAATCTGAAGAAGTGAATTTAGAAGCGTTACCTGATTGGGTGAGTGGTACATTACAAGAAGCTGAGAAAAGAAGGGCTGAACAGCCAGCATTGTCACCACCTCCTGTAGATATGACCGGATCAGAAAACAAAGAAAAGTATTTTGATGTGTGGGTGATCACAGTTACACTAATTATTCTTTTATGTTTTATAGGAGCAGGTTATATATTTTATTTTACTTGAGAAAAAGATTATGAATGTCAGCAAAATTACCTGTAGATATTACAACTGAAGAGATTATAGCATTAGATTTTCGTTATTCTTATACAAATTCAGAATTATATAAAGATTGGCAGAAATTACAAAACACAATCTTATATAAAACAGGTTCTCAATTCAAACCAGGATTGAAACTTTGTCAGCACTTTTTTCCTAACTTCTGGAAAATCGAAAATTCGAAAGGATTATCTTTTGAAAAATGTTGGCAAGATCGAACATTGATGAAGAAAATTCATGAATGGGGTTTGAATTCAATGAGTTCTCTATGGCTCTCATGGATTCGCAGAGCCGTATACCTAGCGGGTGGTTTACCAAACTCATCTTATTACCGTCCGCATTTTTCTAAACAAATCATTGAGCAATTTGCAAAAAAGAAAAATGGAATCTTATTTGATCCTTGTGCTGGTTGGGGCGGGCGTATGCTCGGAACTGTGGCTGCTGGCTGGTCTTATGTTGCATGCGAACCGAATCGAGAGACGTATGAGAATTTATCAAAACTGATTGATTTTCTTGACATCTCGAATTCTGTTACACTACATAACATACCAGCAGAGAAGTTTACCTATGACCAAAAGGTGGACATTGTTCTTACATCTCCACCTTACTTCAACCTTGAAATATATACGAGAGACTTAGACCAATCGTATCATCGTTATCTTGAATATGAAATTTGGAATGAAAAATGGTTTCGGCCATTGATTGAAAATTCAATGTCAATGCTGAATGAGAATGGTCTTTCTTGCTGGAATGTAATGAATTTTGGCAAACAAGACCTTGTTGAAACAGTCATTGATGTTCATGTAAAAAATAATTATCGCTATCTTGACCGTGTTGGTTTTACAAGTCCTCTTGCGAATATAAGAAACCTTAAAAATAAAGATGTTACTTATATTTACCAAAGGATTTAATGTTAGACGAATATGAAATCAAACTAAATGAGAAATCAAGTAGATTTTTATATGATACAAAGAATGCTGACCGAAGACAATATGTTCAGCGAAGAGCAACATCAGTAAGAAGAGAATTAGCAGACCGCCGACGTGAACAGCTTGCGGTTGATATTGAACGAAGAAAAGAACAAAGACGAAAGTTAAATGATCGAAGATTCTTTGAAGAGAGAAGAGTTACTTCAAATTACTCTCAAGAAAGATTAGAAGAAGAAAGACGAAAGCTTGAATTTCGAAAAAGTGGAGATGCTCCTTTTTATGTGATTGCATTTGTTTTTCTTGGACTTTTACTTTCAATGGGATATTTTTTATACACTGAATTTATAACTAATTATGTCTAAAAATTTTTTATTTGAATTTGATAATCCATCACCGCAAAAAGTAAAAAAAGGAGTATTTGATAATCTTGATACAAATGTAGAAAAGAAAAAAACTAATTTTGAAAGAGAAATCGAAGAATTTTATGATTCATTTCGTTATGAAAAATACAGTGCATATAATAGGCCATCATGTGATTACTTAAGAGTTGAAGATAAAAGTATGAATGAGGATACAGAATTCCATCCAACAATATACGACTCTTCGATCTTTAACATAAATTATGAAAATATTGAAAAACGAATAAAGGTAAAACCTATATATGATAGTTGGTGTTATGTAACCATCGATGACTTTTATATTAATCCATTGTCTGTTCGGAAGTTTGCTGAGAAAACACCAGTTGCTTTAGCTAAACAAATTTCACCAACATCATATCCTGGCTACACAAATGCTCAATTTGCTGATGGATTTGTTTTATCTGAACTTAAATATATTTTTGAGCAAATCTTTAAAAAATATTTTTTAAGATGCTTTGGCTTACCAAATGAATTTGAAGATTATTTTCAATATAGTAATGATTATTTTTCAATTCAATCTACATTTGGGATTTTTAATCCAACTCATATTACATATGAAAATAGTATTGAAACAATACATACTGATGGTGAAAAAACTTCGATTTTTACAGAACAACCTTTGGCTGTGGTGATTTACTTAAATTTACCAAGTGAGTGCCAAGGGGGGACTGCTTTATATCAACAATTTGATCATCAGCCAGAACCTGAACTCATTGATATAATTGAAATGAAATTCAATCGAGTTGCCATATATCCAACATTTGTTCAACATAAACATACCTATGATAAACGACATTGGCAACATAAATGGAGAGTAATTCAAAGACTTTTTTATAATTTAACAATTCAAGATCAAGACATGGCAAGAAAATATAATGAATACTTCGTGAAAGGTAGTTTTGATCTTTTAGACGAAAGTTTTTAAAATGGCTGCCAAAATATATTTAACAATTATAATACTTGCTATTTTATCTGGTTTGTGTTATACTGCTTATAGCTATGTCATGATGACAAGAGCAGAGATTGCTACATTGAAAGAGAATTCAGCAAAGCTTGAAGGTGCTGTAAAACAATCTCAAGAAACAATCACTCAAATGCAAAAACAGCAGGTTCAGATTGAAGATGCTACTAAAGAATTACGAATTGGACTCGAAAAAGCTGAAGTATATCAAGATGAAATAAGTCAAAAGTTAAGAGATCATAATCTCACTAAATTGGCAAATGCCAAACCCGGTCTTATTCAAAAGAGAGTCAATGATGCAACTCAGAAGTTATTTAAAGAGATGGAAGAAATTACTGCTAATTAGTAGTCTTCCTTCTTTTTTATTTGGCTGTTCAATTTTTTCATCTCCAACACCTGAACCGCCACCACCTGAACCTAAGGTCATTATTGAAACAAAGTTTGTTGAAAAAAACATTCCGATTCAACCACGACCAAAAGGTTTAAAATTTAATGATGTTCAATGGTATGTAGTCACACCCGACACTGTTGATTCACTTGTTCCAATGTTTGAAAAACAGTTGGGTGGGAAGTGGGCATTCTTTGTAATCTCAGTCAAAGATTATGAGAACCTCGCATTGAATGTGGCTGATATCAAAAGATATCTTGAACAACAACGTGAATTGATCATATATTATGAAACTGCTGTTCAACCAACCGAAACAACCGAATAGGAGGACCATTGTTTGAAACAGTTGAAAGTTTTCAGAAGAAAATTTATGTATTACAACAAAAAACCAATCAAGGATTGATTGATACAATTATACAATTTTGTGATGAAAGAGAAATCGAATATGAATCAGTTGCTCCATTCGTTACCGGTAAACTCAAATCAGATATCGAAAATGAAGGACACCGAAGACACTTATTTGATAAACGAAAAAAGAGAAAGGAGAGGTCATTTCCAGACATCTTTAGTCACACCGGAGGAAGTGAAAGAAAATTATCAAGCAATCAAATTACATTTTAGTTCAAAGAATTATAATTACAACAAGTATAATGGTAAAGTAAAATCAAATATTTACAAAGATTTAGTTCCTTATTCAATGATTGCCAAGGGAAAAAGAAAAGATGACTTTCCCGACTTTTTCATACCAGGACTATTTCAAAATCCTAAAATAGGAATCAATTTTTTTCTTACCGATGATTATATCTCAGTGTGGAAATATTGGGTTAGCTATCAGAAGTCACCTAAATATTTCTTTGAACGTGAACTGATTGACTTGAGGGAATACCTTGATAAAAGAAACTTACAAACCGATGAAATTTTTCGAATCAAAACAAATGAACTTCCGTTGATTTATAAATTTATCGTGAAAAATCAAATATCTCCACAGACATTTCTCTATCTGGATAAAGTGTTTGATTTTTCGAAAAGGATGGATTTAAAGATTAGCGAGAAGATTTATTATCCAATCGTGAAAGCAAGGCTTTCAAAGCTTGAAACATTTCTCAAATCTAAAGAAAGGGAGGACTTGAAAAAAATCGTCAAGGACGTTTTTAATACTTGACATTTTCAAATCAATGTGATATACTATTCTCTGTGAGTAGCAAAAGTTTCCGAAACCCTAAGATAAAGGAAAATTATGAACTTCAAAGATGCACTCAAATCCCGAACCTCAAGACTTCAATCAATGCAAGCCCGACTCGAGAAAGAGTCAAAGGCAACTTCATACGAAGACACACGATTCTGGCGTCTTGAAGGCAAAGATGGAGTTGGTTCCGCAATCATTCGTTTTCTTCCTCCACCACCAAATGAAGAGAAAGAATATGTTCGTTATTATCGCCATGAGTTCAAAGGCAATCATGGCTGGCTGATTGATAATTGTCCGACAAGTATCGGTGAAAAGTGTCCGATTTGTGAGGCAAACAATCTGCTTTGGTCTGAAGGTGGTTCTGAGAATGAAGAACTTGCTCGTTCACGCAAGCGTCGAATGAAGTATGTCTCAAACATTCTTGTTGTTCAGGACAACGCCAATCCTGATAATGTTGGTAAAGTCTTTTTGTTCCAATATGGCGCAAAAATCTTTGAATTCATTCAAGAAAAAATTGATCCTCCGACACCAGAGTTCGATGACATGAAGCCAGCGGAACCTGTGTATGTGTTTGATTTTCTTGAAGGCTGTAACTTCCGTCTGCGAATGCGACGTGAAAAAGGTTACATCACCTATGATAAATCATCCTTTGATGAGCCTTCTCAACTCGCTGAAGATGATGATGCGATGGAAGCAATCTGGCGTGCACAGCACTCATTGACTGAGTTCGAAAGCGCAGATTATTACAAGTCCTACGATGACTTAAAAAAGCGTTTTGTCACTGTAACAACTGGTGCTTCAACTGAAACCACCAAACCTTCCGTAATCGAAACTCCTTCTGAAGATGAAGAAGTAGTCGCTGAAACAAAAAAGCGAAAGCAACCTGAGTTTGTCACTAAGAGTGACCGAGTATCAAAACCCACAGATGCTAATGATGGTGATGACGAATTGGCATTTTTCGAAAAACTAGCAGAAGAGTAACATATGAGTGAGAGTTCCGCTCTCACTTCAAATATGAAAGACTTTATCTTTTCTTTAGTTGGTGCTGTAATTTATATTTCGGGTGAAGTTCCGAGTGTCCTTGAAAAAATTGAAATAGACCTTCAAGTAATTTCTTTTCTTGTTGCCGAGGAAACAAGGATTCGTAAGCCCGAAATTTATTATCAGGTTGTTAACTTTATGGAGTGAGTTTTATGATGCGTGAGTATACCTATCCAGAAAAAGATGCAGATGGACATGATACAGGATTTAGATTGCCATATATGAATGTTTTTCGAATAAATGAAGATCAAAATATTCGTGCTGACCTTCGTATTACATCTGGCGAAAAACAAGATGTTTTTAGCGACCAGACAAAAAAGCAAACTGGATTTGAAACTGGTATGATTGGTGAAACACTTTTCGGAGATGTTTTTCCTGATTGCATTCTTCAAAGAGAAGCTTATGGTAAAACAAATGATGATGGTACAACTGAACTAGGTAAATATGCCGCTGATTGTGATTATGTCTTTTTCTCTGAGAAGTTGAAAAAAGTTGTTCGAATTGATGTGAAGACTCGGGTATATCGAAATCGTCGAAAAAATGGAAAAACATTTAAGTATCCAGCATCTTTCTTCGATATGTTTATACCAAAAGAGAAATATGACCTTGTGAAAAACGGTAATTACAAAACTGATTATTATGCTTTTATGGGGCATCATGAGGAGAGACATGAAGGGTATTTTTTTGGTCTAGTTAAACCTGAGGTTTTCTTCCAACACGCCAAACTTATTCCCATCTATGAAGATGTCATGTTTACACTTTACGATAGTTTATGTGTTCCTATCTCACTCATTTATAAATTAAGTGAACATGAAAAAATAGGATTGAAACCATCTTTTGATTTTGAAAATAAACTTGACGAAGAGTGTAATTATTTGATTCCTCAAGGAACACCTTTCAAAGCTCAAGTCTATGAAAATGATCAATTTCTTGGTGTAAAAGAAGGTCACTTAAAGAAAGATGAACAATTTAATTACAATGAATCTTTTTATGAATATCAAGGTGACCGTAAATACACTTTTCGCTTTCATCGTGAAGATGCTTCGAGAGATCGAATGTATCATTTACTTATAGACCGCCAGTACATTTCACATTGCGCTGGAGTATAATGTTTATTTTCTATCGTCTTTGGTTGTGGCATAAAACAAAGAATGAAGAATTCAAACCTGGTCATTCGGAAAAAATGAATCATCTGATTCAGGAATCACCGATTGGCTGGGTGAAAGAATTACAAACAAGAAAAAACATAATCATTTGGATACTTACTGGTTATAAACCATGGTTTAAACATTTTATGATGATTCGTGTAAAGGACTAAGTAGCTGCATGAAAACCCTGAATAACAAGAGGTCATGATGGAAAATATTTTTTCAACATCCGTTTTATACGGGTTGTTCACCTTTTTATTTGAAAGAAATTGGCATTATTTCGTTGTCGGTGTAACAATGCTGGCAATTTTTGGTCTCTACTATCACATTACACACCATGATGAACATACAGGTAATACACTAAAACTATATCATGGTATTAATTATAATAATGTGAGTGTTCTTCTTGCAAGATTCTATCTAGCAAGTGTCTTTTTAGTGATGGGTGGCCTTCATGGTATCTTCAACTTTGTTCCTTCAGGTGTAGTTGAAATGACAACAGAAGCAGACCTTTTTGTTCGTGGTCTGGTTGCCTCTGGTTATCTATTACCTGCTGTGAAAACTATTGAATTGATTGTAGGAATTACTTTTCTTTTTGGTCTTTACATGCCATTGACCTTGATTGTTTCCGCACCGATTGTGTTGAACATCGGTCTTTATCATCTCTTTCTTGACTGGTCTGGTCTACCAATTGCTTTGTTGATGGGCGTTGCTCTTCTCTATCTTGTTCATCGATATCGATCATACTTTCGCCCCTTCTTTACAATGAGAGCAGAGGTTTCTTCTTTTCATATGACACAAAGAGAAGAGAAAGAAATACATAGTTTACTTGATGGTGAAGATATCAGTAGTCAAAACTTACCTCACTTTCTTCCCGACAAAATGGCACAGAAAGCATTTGTTCTGATTGCGGGTTTATGTTTTGCTTTTATGGGCGCCGCAGCAATGATTCTCACATCTTCACCTGACGAACCGGGCACAAAAACAAAAGCCTTCATTGATGATGGCAGCTACTCAGATTGATAAATATAGGTAACTTATAATTTATCAAAGAGTTACCTATGAAATCATTCTCACAATTCCTAATCGAAGCACCACTCGACAGCTATGATGATAAAGATGTAGCGAATCGTCGAACAAGAAAAGGTAAGCTAATCCTTAATAAAAGTGAAAAACCTAAATCCTCTTTTTCGAGAGCCGACCAGGCGAAGATTAAAAATCCAAGAACAAAAGACACACTCACCAGAGTTCTCAAAGAATTCAAACAAAGTTTTCGAATTTACTTTGGTGATTTTGAAGGAAGTAATCGTTGGTCAGAACATGGTGTTTTAACAGACCGTGACCTAAAAGGTGAAAGTAAATTAAATGATTATCTTGAAAGAGCCAAGATTCTTTCACCAACCGGCGGTCTTACACCACAAGCAAGCAAGTCAATCAATGTGGTTTATGTAAACAATGTAGGTGATCAAAAAATTGGTATGACTCCTTGGATCATTATGCATCGTATGGGTCATGGGTTGAACCGTGGTGGATCAAAGTCTGCTTTTTATAGTAACTTTGTGGAAGCTATTCGTTATGAAATTTATGAGTTTCTAATCGACAACTATATGCCTGATGAAGATCGATACAAAACAGACCGAGGTTATGAGCAAGCAAGAAAAGCTTGGATTGATCGTCTTCGAACACTGAGAACAAATAATATCAACGATGGTCAAGATATTATTCACTGGTTCTTTCGAACATTCGGTAACTTCAATAGTGCTAGACAAACAGACAAATACGAGCAAGGAGAAGGAAAACGCAACAAAGGAACAGTAACGTATCAGCGTTTTTACGAACTGCTCTATGACACTTTTGTAGCATTTGTTTGGTATGCTTCAGGAACAAAGAATGTTTGGGAAGAAGAACCACCGGGCAAACTCCCTTTTCGATTTGAGTTAGATAAACTTCCGGAAAAACTTGTCTACAGAGGTTCTGGTATGGGAAGCATCGCATTGGCGATCTCTGATAAGTTTGTAATGGAACAAGCAGTGAGCTATTATAAGAAAATGATCAGTAATACTGAATCATCAATTAACAAAATGTTTGATAGTGTAGTTGGAAAGGTAATAGTAATGTAATATGAGATTAGAAGATGTATATATGATCCCACCTATTTCTGTTCTTGATGTCAAGCAGAAGAGATGGAAAGACCGGCGTCGGTTTTGGTTGAATTTAGGAATTGAAAGTGAATTAGGACGAGAAGCAAACTTATTAGGCTTGTCTGAACTGTTAGCAAAAAAACAAAATCGCACCAGTATCTTTGATCCTGTGCTTTGTGAAATCATGTATAAATGGTTCACAAAAGAGAATGATTTGATTCTGGATCCTTTTGCTGGTGGCTCTGTTCGTGGTATCGTAGCAAGTCATTGTAAACGAAATTATACAGGTATTGATTTATCTTCGACACAGCTGGAACATAATCGCCAGCAGGCTCAGGATCTCTGCCAGTCGCATTTTCCTGAGTGGCTTCATGATGATGCTATGAATGTGAAAAAGCTGAAAAAAACATATGATTTTATGTTCACATGCCCTCCTTATTATGACCTTGAGGTCTATTCAAATGATAAGCGAGACCTGTCCGCAATGAAATCATATGCTGAGTTTCGTCACTTTTATGAAACAATCATTTATGAATCATGTAAGAAATTGAAAGAAAATTCATTTGCTGTTTTCGTTGTGGGAGAAGTTCGTGAGAATGGTAACTATGTTGGTCTTGCTTCAGATACTGTTCGTGCTTTCAAGAACGCAGGGTTGAATTTTTATAATGAAATGATTTTACTACAAGAACCCGCAACAGCAGCACTACGATCTAACCGGTTTATGAATGCTTCTCGTAAGATTGCTAAATGTCATCAGAACGTTTTGATGTTTATCAAGGGTGATGCGAAAAAAATTGCTGAACGATTAGGACCGGTAACAATCGAAAAACAGGAAGAAAGCATTCTTTTTGAACTTTTTACCAAGGAAGCATGAAAACTTTTTCACAATTTCTCACCGAAGATAAGAGTCTCGTTTTCTATCATGGTGGAAATCTCAAACTAAGTTCAGACAATCGACTAACACCAGAGGATATAGCAAGAGTTCCTCGCAGCAAAAGAATTGAATATGGACCTGGTCTCTATCTGACCACATCTGCTCAAGTTGTGGAGAAATATGCAAAGGGTTCACGCAAACTTTATAAAGTTCATGTCAATCCTGGAAAAGAAATCAATGAAGTCAAAGTCAACATCTCAAGTATTGATGAACTAATCAGTAGTCTTGGACGACCAAAGGTTCAAAAAATCAAAGATCGAATTGAAAATTCTCGTTTTGATGAGAATGGAAAAGTTGGTGCTTACATTATTCTGAATTTTTGTATCAATGACAATTTGTTACGAACCGAAAGAGGACGTAAAGGAATGCGAGACTTTTTAGTTAAACATGGAGTTGATTATGAAATTCACAATTCACCATTTGGTTGGAAAGAAACAATGATGGTGTTGTTCAATACAAATAAGATTTCAATGATTCAACAAATTGACCGCAAACAAGCTATAGAGGATTTACACAAATGAAAGCCGTTGATTATTTTTTTATTATATCCGTTGTTTTCTTCACAATTGTTGTCACCGCAAGCATCTGTTCTTCTGCTGAAGTGATGAGTGAGGAGAGTATCTTTAAGTTATCGAATGATACTGTTGATGATATGTTTTCGAATCCAACAAAGTATCGTCCGGTCTTTCAAGAAGTTTTGAAATCAGAAGAATTATATCAAGAGATGTGCTTAGAATTGGCAGGAAGTATTGATGATATGTCAGAGGAACAATACTATCGTTATAATGATTGTCGCAAATATTTTCGTGAAATGCTAAAAATATCACTTGATGATGCGATTGATATTCGAGATGAAGTGAATCAGCAAGACCACAATTGATGTATACCATAAGTGGAATGACCAGCACCCTTGGGGTTTTCTCGTTCACAGGAAATAGGAAAACTATTCGAAACTTTTTTAGAACAACTCGCTACTACCACTATAAAAAGAAATAAACTTGCTGTAATAATTCGTAAATATTTATAATCCATATCAGTTAATTTGCTTTGTTGTTCCTAATTTTTGTTTAGGTGTATGCAATTGAATCAATTCAGCTATTCTTTTAGGTGGGTTTTTCACTCGTTTTTGAAACGACATCAAACTTTGACGAATCTGTCCAATTTCATTCATTGTCAAAGCCACATCATAAGTCGCATTTTCTTTTTCTGACTTACTCATTTTTGTAAAAATAGGTGTATCAATTCTTGAAAATTTTCTTCCCAAAGGAGAATTTGAATCCAAGCTATTTTGAATCAACCATACATCTTCAGCAGAATACTTCGCACCTTCATAAAGATGAACGTTTGCTATACGATTGATCTCTTCATATAATTGATAACTTATCTTCTCCATTTGTCTCTTGAAACGCCAGCATTTTTTCGTTGAGCTTCTGAGCCAATTTTTTGAATCTTCTTATATTCAGGATCATTTTTAATCAAATTATCCAAAGTAGTCTTTTCCATCATTTTTGTTTTTCCAAGTAATCCTTTGATTTGATTAAATTCAGGTGCTGTGATTCCATGAACTTCTTGTAATTCTTTAATTTGCTTATTCACCTGAACCAATAATTGACCTAAAGCAAACAAAGCATTCTGTTTCTTTTGAAAAGGACTTCGTGAATCTTCAAATAAATTAACAATTTGATTGATATCTTCAATCACTTGTTTTTTGTTCATTTGCTCTCTTTTTCATCTGAAACTTCAGATGCTTTTGGAAATCCAGGACAGGCATCCATCAAGTCATTCAAAGCTTTTTTCATTGGGTCCTTGAGTGCTTGAGCTTCTTGTCGTGCAGTTTTCTTTACTTCATTACTTCCAGTTTCTAAAGCACGTGTAATTGCATGAACTACATCTTCTGCTGAAGGTGCCTTTGCAGCGCCAACTTTCATTGGAGCATCCGCTTCATTGATTGATCTTTTTCGAGCATATGCGGGATTAACTACAGAGGCGATATCCTGATAAACTGACTTGCTATGAATTGGCATTTTTTTATTCCTTAGTTTAGATTTCAAAAGTTTGTCCAAAGACTTTAGCACTTATATTTACATAGTGACCACCATCTCTGACTAAATACTCTCCTTTTCGAAGAGTTCTTTTTTGTGTACCTGAAGCAAATTCTACATCAGGACCTGTGTATCGAGCAACTTCTCGCATTGTATCTTTTTTATGTTTCAAAGGACCACCCACATTTCCAGAATATTCTTTATTAAGTGCTGCCTTTTGTACTACTCTTGTTTGACCATCACTATCTTTAAATAAAAAGTCTCCATTTTTTGCTTTTATATTAACACTTTGGCTATTTAGTTTTTCAAGTTGACTTTTATCGCCTTTGATCATCATGTATGATTGAGTTTTCATTTTAGAAAAATTAGGTTCAACAGAAAATGTATATGGTTTTGTTTCACGAACTTTAAATTTCTTAAAAGATAGGTTTTTACAAATATTATTAAATCTTGTTGTATTTGTTTTTGGGTCTTCCTGAGTTGATCCTTCTGGTTTATTTGCTTGAGCTTTTGGACCAGGTTGTTCAACTTCAGTCAAGTTTTTTGGAACAAAACTTGAATTCACAATTGAACTAATTTTGCTCAGTAAATCGGGCGTCATAAAAATCCTCTTTATCTTATTGTAAAGTATATGGTATATTTATATATTTTTTTTCTTGACTTTTCAATTTTCATATGCTATGATCTTTAAAATAATCAATCAACTAAGGGAGACCTCATGAAAAAAGCAAGACTCGGAGCCGAAAGGGCTCTCCTTCTCCGCTCTCGCTATTCTGAGAAATTCGAAAAGATTCGAAAATATTCAAAGAAAGACCGTCAAGCAAACAAGCGGATTGACTATCGTTCTTTGTGACATTTGTAACCATGTTCACCCAAGAATTGAATCGTTTGAGAAAGTTCTTGAGTGTTCACTGGTTTGCGTAACAAGAGAAAACGACCAGCGCCCAGTGTTTTAGCAATTGATTCAAACGGTGTGTCAGAATATGCTGTGATGAAGCAAATCTCAATGTTTGGATCAAGTTCGTTTAGTTTACAAGCAGTTTCGAATCCATTGATGCCCGGTGGCATTCGCATATCTAAGACAGCAACAAGATACGGATCTTGTTCTTCGAGAGCCTTTGAAACCATTGAAATGGCTTCTTCACCTTGTTGAGCAGTATCTAAACGGAGTTTTACATTTTCTTGAATCACCTGAGAAGCACCGATGCTATCAAGAGACTGGTTGAAAGATTTGGCAACATGTGTTTCGTCATCAAAGAGTGCTGAAGCCATATTACGAAGTTCTTTGATTCCTATATCCTCTGTCCTTGAAAGGATATCCATATAGGCATCTAAGATTTTTTGCTCATCGTCTACAAGTAGAATGCGATAATTTGACATGACAGTTCTCAGTGAAAGTTTTTTAATTATTTATAAAAAAAGACTTGACATTTTTGAATCAATCTGCTATGATCTGATCATAGTCAACAATCTCTAGGAGAAGCTTATGTCAGTAAGAGATGTTCTCGGAACACTCACAGAAAAGCAATTAATTTGTGCTTTCACAGAAATCATGTTAGACCGCTTTAACAAAATTCGTAATCCTTACGGACAGACTTCAATCAAGATAGGTGAAACTGATGTGAATGACCAATTGGAATCTCTTCAAGAATTTATTTCTCATCTAAGAAAAAGAAATCCTCTCAAGAATTATTCAATCCGTCGAAGAGGACGAGGCTCACGTGTAGCTCATGAAACATATGTTGGAGAATATCAATGTTATCTACCTTTAGATAAGGCTGAACGAGTTGCCGTTTATATTGTTGAAAGGTCTAAAAGATAAATAACAGAGTGTTTTTATTTTTATAATAAGGAGAATTTTATGAAAAAATATATGTTATTTGCAATCGCAATTGCTCTATTGTCAGCCGGTTGTTCACAAGTAACTCTGCCGAATGATCCGTCAAATCCTATGGAGCGAATGCGATACAATCAGGAATTAACAGATGCCAGGCCTGAATGGACTCAACAAGGTATGTGGGAAGAAGGTGACTTTATTTACCAAGTTGGTCAATCAATGGTCTTTGATACTGAACGTGAAGCAAAAAAACACGCCTATCGTGATGCTTCTTTTCGGTTGAGTGAGTATATCACACAATCCATTGACATGGATTATTCAGAAATGAATGTTGCTCAATCTGCTAGTACAAATGTAATCAATCAAAGCTATGCAACGAAAGAGAAAAATAAGACCACCAGCCGAAGTGTGATCTCAAAAATTTCAGCATGGAGAACTTGGGTAGAACCAGTGTTTGATCAAAATGAACAACTTGGTTATTCAGCATTTGCGATGGTTCGTGTTCCGACCAAGTCTGTGAAATCTGCGACTCAACATCTTAAAAAAGCCGCAATACCAGAAGGACCCGTGGCTAATCTTGACAATCTCTAACATATGAACTATATGGCACTCGCACCTAATTCGGTATGTGTTGTCGGTAGATTTATTGAAAAGGAATCAAGAAAGTTATACGAATATTCGAATAACGATGAGGAGACGAGGTTTGAGTTTCCTCATAAAATATATGATGATGGTCATTATTATTATGGTAACGTGATGTTTTCTCGTGCAAAGGTTGTTGTTGATTCAACAGCACCTTCTTTTGAAACGTGGTTGATGCTTGACAACAGCCACCGTATTATGAATTCTAAAAAGGAGTAACATTATGTCTTTATCTTCAGTTGTTGATCAATTCAATCATGTTCGTGAGCAAAAAGGTGATGTGTTGATTGATTTACATGACCTTCAACCAGATGATGCTGACGAGGTGTTTTATTACATTGATGATGCTTTGACCGAAACTGGCTATGTTCGTGGTAATCAGGCAAAAACTGTAGGATTTGGCCCATCAAACGAAGATGAGCATGTCACCTATCTCTCTGCTGTTGTTGACTTGCTTCAGAGCGGTTACGATACACCACAATACATTTCTAATTTCTAACTCCACTGGCCAGCAACATGCTGGCCTTTACTCACCGTGTCGACAACCTATGAAATACTATATACTCGCATTCAAAGTTTTTTGTCTATTGGTGATTCTTGTGCCCTACATTCATGGTTCGATTTTTTTAAAAAAATCCCTTGACTTTTTCCGCCAATCTGATATGATCTGATCATTGAGTGAGTTTACTTTCCCCAACAACAGAGGTATCATGGGAACAAGAAGTTATATCGCTTACGAAATGAAGAATGGTATGTATTCAGGCTGCTACTGCCACTGGGATGGTTATCCTGAAGGTGTTGGCGCAACTCTCCTCAAGCATTACAATTCAGAAAATATTCGTGACCTCGTTGACCTCCAAGGCTTTTCTGCTTTAGCCGAAACAGTTGCTGAAACGAAGTCAAGTGCTTATCATGAAATGAAAGAAGTCTGTGAAACCAGAGGCGAACTTTACAGTAATATTGCTTTAGACTATGGCTGTGAATATATCTATGTTCTGTTGAATAATGGTGATTGGATCTTCTGGGACGTTGATGAAGAAATGGAAAAGAATTTAAAAGAAGTTCTTAATGAAAAAGCGTGAATCTCTCTTACCTCTGATTGGTATGATTCTGATGATTTTTGGACCTTCTTTCATCACCTTTGTGTATATGAATTTTTACTGGAGCATATAATGAAAAAGCATGTATCTTGGTCTGTTCGCAAATATCGTGAAACATTAAAGAGATTCATGGATCTTTCACTCGAAGAAGCCATGAGAATTTATACCTCTGAAGCAGCACCACTTACACCCTGTCGCAATGCCTACTGGCTTGGTTGTCGCAAAGATTTTGCAAATCCTCATGTCAAGCATTCAATTGCCTATGCTGCTTTCGAAGCTGGTCGTAAAAGAAAAGCTGAACTAGCTCAGAATTATGTGAGTGAATATTGTTTTTGATAAATAGTAAATAATTACATTTACTTTATCAAAGGAAATCAATGAAAAGTTACTCGGAGTTTATTCAAAGTGTTCATCGTGTGATGGAAGGAAAATGGGGAGGAATGGATAATGTCGCAAGACCTCAAGGAAATATTCCTACAAATAATATTGATAGACGTTATCGTGAAGCAGGTGAAGATGATGGTTTGATATATGGACCTTCTCGCAAACCAGTTCAAAATAAAAAAGAATTTGTAGAACAAATCGCAGACAAATTTGATTTAGAATATAGTCAAGTTTATGGAGTGATTCGACGCTTGGGAGAGCCTGTAGATTTTGATGTTCTTTATGATGAACTTCGAAAATTACAAAGAGGTGATTAAAAAAGTTCTTGACATTTCTGACCAGTCTGCTATGATCTGATCATTGAGTGAGTGATTGACCAACCTACAATGAGATTCGCTATGTTTCTTCGTGAACAAAAACTCCTGAAACTCGCCACCCTGATGAACCTCACCCCTGCTCAGGCAGCCTGGCTTCCCGCAGCCTTCGACAAAGCCGCAGACATGGCAGAGATGAGCCATGACCTGTTCTGCCGCCACATGGAAACCAGCCAAGAGTTGCGAGACTATATCAAAGATGGTATCGTGAGATGCTGTGGCAATGTGGCTCTTTCTGTTTACACCACACCAAAGGTTTGATCATGGCAAAGCAAAAGTTTGACT